GACAGCAGAAGCCCCAAAAGAAGCTTTTTGCTCCCCTCTTTCATCGCAGCCGCTCCCGCCTGATCTCCTATCTGCAAACACATTCCAAACTGCGCGCCGATCATCTTTGCCGCGTCCATCAAGGATTGCTTCTGCACCTCTTTATTTAGCGCCCCAATGCCCGTGTTTAAATTTACTTTAAAGCTCGGCACCTCGCCGCGTCCAAAGCCTGCGAAAAAGATCGGATCGGCGTATTTCCACACCAAAAAAGCAAGCCGCTCAAATATCGGCTCAAAAAAGGTCTCGTTGAAGGTGCGGATATATCCTTGAAGCCTTACGCTGCCCTCATTCGCCATTATGCTTGCCATAGTGGCGGTTTCTTTCCGCACGGTCGTCGCGCCGTTTTGTTGAGGAGAGACGCCGCTAACTTCGCTCATCTCGTTTTCGATGACTTGAAGCGTGGCCATCGCTCCGCCTATGTCGCCCGCGGGCAAAACCTGCACGGCGCTCGGCTGGTTCGTGTATATCGGCGTGCCTACGCTCTCAAGCTCACCCCTCTCCACCATTGAAGCCTTGTCAAATATGATTTTCGGCGCGACCTGCTGGCGAATGACGTCGGTGATCGAGTTTCTATTCACATTGAGCTCGTTTTGTAGCGGCAGCATAGACATCAGCGCGGGCTCTCCGTAGGCGCTGACATAAGTCTCCTCGTCCGTGCATCTGATCTGCGGTAGCATATAGCCCACTATGAAAGGCTGCCCGTCTCGCAGCTCTATTAGATCGCGCAAAAGCTCGTTTTCGTAGAGGCTCGAAACATACCATTTGCCTCCGCGCAGCTCGTAAATTTCATAAATTTCGATCCGCTCGTAGGGTTTTTTGTTCTCGAAAGCCTCTTTGTTCTCTATTTTGAAAACGCCCCTTTTGCCGTAGCTCAAAATATCCTCGCTGCTAAGATAGATGCGATGCACCAGATAGGATATGTCATTCAGCCCGCGCGCGCCCGGATCAAAATATAGGTCTTGTAGGCTCACTTCGTCTATCATTGCGCGATCTTTGCTCCAATACACCTTTACCGCGCAGCTTGCCGAAAACGGCGCGCGTAAGAATATCGGTGCAAAGGTTTTGTATAGATTTATACTCTCGGCATAATGATCAATCGCCGCCTGCCATTTGTCTATCACGTCGTCCGAAGAGTTGATATAGGGCTCCAGCTTTGCGAATTTGTCGTTATTAAAATAGGTCTCCGTAAGCCCGTCGTAAATTCTTTTGGCTTTTGAATTGAGCTTTGGAATATAGTTTTTGCTTTTGTTGCGCTTTTGCAGACTTTCTGCGAGCTCGGGGCGCAAGATCAGCAAATACGCCTCCTCCAAATCCTTGAAACCTTGCTTGTAGTGTTCGTAGCCGTCCATCGCCGCAGTTTTGAGCTCCTGCAGATATGCCGTCCTATCGTCCATTTTTTCCTCCTAACTTATAGAATGTTGAGCGCCCTATCCCCGTGAGTTCCGCCACCTTTTTAAAATTTTTCCCTTGCCGTATTAAAATTTCAGCCATTTTTGTTTTTGCCTTTTTTTTCGGTATACGCGCGCTTCCTTGTGCCAAATCGCAAAAATATGCATATAGCGTGAGTTTTAGCGCCTCGTCGTTAAGCTTCGCAAAAGATCGCACGAGCACGGGATCAATCCGATCAAAAATATAATCATATTCTCGTCCATAATCTACAGCATTTATGGACTTTTCACCATGCGTAGTCGTCGTAGCGCTCCTCCTTTCTGCTCTGAAGTATCGGGCAAAGATCAAAAAAGCTCATCGCCAGCGCGTCGGCGCGATCAGGACTGCGTCCATACTCTTTTTTGATGCTTTCTTTGGGCATCAGCAGATACCGCTCCTTTTTGTCGAAAAAGAACGAGATCGTCTGCAGCTGCCTTTTGAGCTCCTCATCGGGCGCGATCGCAAGCAGCGGAAGCTTTTCGCGCAGATTGAAATACATCTCCGCTCTTTTGTTTGCATATTTGCGCTCATCGCTTGCCTTGAAGCTGCCTTTTGCCTCTCGCACGATGCCGCGCAATCCTAGATCGCATAGCGTATCAAAAACCCCCGCGCCCACCCCGATAGTGTCGATATAGATTGCGTGAGGCTTGAGATCGGTTCTCTCATACTCGCCGTAAATTTCGCGCGCTAGCTCGCTCGTGCTAGCTATGCGGTAGGGCTTCAAAGCTTCTACGCTATCGCCCTGCCTTTTGCAAAGCACGCTTTCGTCGTCTCCCTCTCTGGCTACGTCCAGAGCCCAGATCACGGGCGCGCCTGCGTCGAAATACCTCTCTTTGCGAAATGCCGCCTCGATCGCGGAGAGAGAAAACACGGAGTTTGAGGTGGTGTCCAAAAACTCTCCGAAAATCTCCTGCCTCGCTACGTCGCTATCCGCTCCGCCCAATTCCGCGACGAGACGATCAATCTCCTCTTTTTGCAAAAGCGGGTTGTCGTAGCTAGAAAACTGAAAATTCCGCCAACCTTTTTCGTTTCTCATCCCGCGCTGCGCTAGGTCGAAAAATTTGTTTTTCCCCTTCGGCACTCCGCCGATGAATGCGCGAGAGTTCGGATTGTCAAGTAGCATAGGAGAGATCGCATTGTCCCATAGGTAGGGGTCTTTGAGGATGATGCCTGCCTCGTTGAGGATGATCGTGTCGTATCCGAAACCCTCGATATTTTCGGGGCGTTCTGCGGAGCGAAAATCAAGATAGCCCTCGCCGATCTTGAGCTGTTTATCCTGCGCGTTCCAGCTCCACAGCTCTTTTGGCAGTTGCCGCAGCTCGGGGAGGAAATACCGCTCGAAATATCTTTTCAAATTTGCCGCTATCGTATCTACCCAGAGTATCTTTTGCCCCTCAAGCAACCACTCGATGCAGGCATTCGCCGTGCCCTTGGTAAAACCGAAACGCCTGCCCTTTTCGATGGTGCAAAAGCGCGCGTCGTTTTGGAAAAATACCGCCTTTTGCTGCGGCGTATAGCGCAGATCAAGGGCTAACTCACTCATCGCTCGCCCCTATCTCTCGTCTGGTGATCTGAATTTTCGTCTGCTGCGCGTTGGTGTTTTGAATGATCGTCTCTGGCATACGTCCTAGCACGATCTCTTTGTTTTTTGCCGTGATGCGAGCGTGTGCCTCTATGTCGCATAGCCTCTCTGCGGACTCCAGTGCAGCATTTGCCAACTTTTGATTTCGCAGTGCCGAGTTTTGAAAATATATGAGGTGTTTTGTAGCTTCGTCTACCGCAGAGTGAAAAGCTTTCACTTCTTTTTCACTGCGGTCTGCGAGTTCCGTATTTATAGCCACTTGAGCTTTCACAAGCGGCGCCAAATCCCTTTCTACGCCGTTGCAAATTTTAAAAACCGCGCCTATGCTGACTTCATACTTCAGAGCTAGGGAGTTTTTGCTTGCTCCCGCCTTGTAGTCCGCGATGATTTTTTCTCTTTTTTCGTCCGTGATCCTTGCCATATTTCACCCTTTTTTCGTGAAATGCTAGCACGGATTTGAAAAAAGACTTCGGCTTGTGAAAGCGTATGTTTACAAAAAATGGGTATTTTACATTTTTTATGTCTTTTGTACATTTATTTAAGTATAATTTAAGTAAACGCGATGTATAATTCATTTATAAATCAAGAGGGCAAAGCCCAAAAGGAGAAAAAGATGCAGACTTCAGGTTTTATGTTTCCAAATACAAAAATGTATTTGGTCGAAGTAAAAAATAGTGAATTGTTTTTTACTGAAATTTTAAAAAGTGAAAGAAGTTCCTTCAAAAAAGAGGAGTTGATTAAAACTACTGATGATGCTATCGTGGCCGCCGAGTTGAGTGGTAGTTACTCAAAGACTATACTTCAGGCTTCAAAAGCCGGAATAGAACTAATAGATGGCTTTGAAGGTGCCGTAGGAAATAAAAATTCCTACGAAATCAGCAATATGTTGAGGGCTTGCGGCTTTTCTTGGGATGCAGGGCGTAAAAAATGGTTCAAAAAGTCTGCTATTGAAGCTACCGCTTCTAAATACGGCGATACACTATAAGGAGTAAATAAATGAAAGAGTTAAAATTTGATTACCCCAAAATTCTCAACTGGGGTAAAAGCTATCCTCAAAAAGGGTATTTGGTTCGTTTTTACGATGAAACATCCGGTAGATATTGCTATGTTGCTGACGGATCGGTTGTGTCCTATACCGGATGGGATGCCGTAAAATTTGAAAGTTTTACCGCCGTCTCGAAAGTTTCTTCTAGGAATAGTGAGAAATTTTTCGTAAAAAGAGAGATACTTCGTTGTTCTACTCCGCAAGGCAATGGTGATATAGATCATTTCGTCGAGCTTGAAAATGGCAAAATTTTAGCAAAGGCTGTTGATGGATGTGAATACTACCGGGTTCCAAAAAGTTCTCTTGAAACAGAGAGTTGGGGAGACTTCGAAAGCTATAGCGATGCTTACGAGGAAAGAGAATGACACTCAAAGAAGTATCGCAGCTTACGGGTATTCCATATGATACCCTTTTGCGTTGGAATTCATCGAAAGATGGAAGCTATCGCCGAAATTTGGCGCGGTTTTTGAAAAGTTGTGATCGCGCTACGCTTGAAAAGCATTTTGCTGAAGCTTCGTCTGATATGGTGGTTCAAAACGGAGATCTTGTAGTCGTCGAAAAAGACGGCAAATTTTCCGTAGCTACCTATCCTGTGGACGGAAAAGTTGTTTCCGTCTTGCAGAAATTTAAGGAAATTTAAGCAGGGGGGGGGGTATAATCTCCCCAATAGAACAAATTATTCCGTTGGGATTTGAAACTATTGTTTTAAAGGTTTTAAAGTCCTATTTCATTTTACCCCGCTGGGGTTTGTAAGTTTCAATTTTTAGGCGCAAGGTATCGTTTTTCGCAAGCCTTGCGCCTATCCTCTCTCATTCTATGGCTCAAAATCCATTGCAAAGCTTCTTTTGGCGTGTTTAAGATTTCGCTGAGCTCTTTTTCAAATTTTGCAGTTCTACAAGTCCGCAAAGAGTTTATCACGGTTTCGTCCGTGAGCTTTGAGCCGAAAACCTCACGCAGCAGAAACGAAATCTCGGTCAAATAGTAGTCGTCCGGTCTGCTTTCCCAGCCTTTTGCTACATGATCTAGCACTGAAAAATATAGCTCCATCAACTCTCCTTAAATTCCCCGTCTATTGCACCGCTTGCGATCAGCCTTTTTAGCATCTTAGCCTTGATCTTGTATTCGGGCGTGCGGTAGCCTTTTACGTCCTCGATGATGAGCCCGTCCGCTTCATAGACGAAATCCGCCACATACTCTATCGCTCTGATAGTTTTGCCGCGGTATTGAAATTTTTCCTGCAAAGTGAATTTCACCTGTCGCCTAAGGTTTTTTATCTTGCCCGCTCTTTGTAGCAGCTCTAGCTCTGCCGCCCGTTTTGCTTCTTTGGCGCTGTCGTATATCGCGCCCCCGTAGGCGGCCTTTTTAGCCCTGTATTTGGAAACTCGCCCAGTTCTCATCCGCCAGCCTCCCGTATTTTTCTATGCTCTCGTGCTTGTGCGCGTGGCACCACTGATGGCAAGCTCTACATACCGCGATCAATTTGCGATCGTCTTTGTCCGCCCCATAGCGTCCGAATTTCACGTGATGAGCCTCGACGCTCGGAGCTTTGGCGCAAATTTGACACACCCCGTGTTCGTAGGCCAGAAAGTTTTTAAATTTTTCAAACTCTGCTTTGGATAGTCTCATCTCACCCTCACTTTTTCAAGCAGCTTCGTAAAGCCCTCGGAGTTTGCAGGCGTTTGCTTGTTTTCGAGCTTCGGCGCGCTCTTGTTTTCCAACTTCGCCATTTCTCTATCCTGAAAAATTTGCTCTACAGCTTTCTCGCCGCTCTCTATCGCCGCCATTTCTAGCAGCGAAACGTTTTTGTTCTCGCCTATGAGATGCACCCCCTCGCTTTTGCAGCCCAAAAGCTCGCCTATTCCTCTTAGGCGCGTCCTTGCTAACTCTTTGCCGGCATAGGCTTTGTATGCGCTTAGAAACTCTTTTTTGACCCACACTAGCTCGTCTAGTCCGCAGTTGTTGATCTTATCCCAGCCCCCCACTATGTGATTTACGGCGCGATTGATAGCCTCATCCGCAAAGCTCACGCTGAGATATGGCCCGTATTTAACACAAGCGTTCATCGCTTCATCCCAAGCCTCTACCGCTCGCTCCTCCAAGCTACCCTCTATCGCCTCTACGAATTCGGCGATTTTCGGCATTGAGGGATAGACGCGGGTAGTCGTGATCTTTCTGCAAGCCTTTTTAAAATCCTCGATGTCGTAGTGCTCTAGGCTTTCGAAATACAGCCTTGTTATACCCTCTCCAATTTTTTCGCCGTAGTATTCGCACATAACCGAAAAACACGGCATAAACTCCTTAAATTCCATTTTATCGCCCCTGCCTTTCGTAGTATTTATAAAGCCCTGTAGCGTTTGCCATCGTGACTTGTCCTGCTTCGCTCACTTGTGATAGCGGTAGCCCCATTGAGCCTACCTCCTGCCCGTCTGAATTGACCTTGCGCCGCAGAAATTGGCTTTCGTTTTTAGCCCAGTTCCTAACTGCGGCTTTCCAGTCTTTCATCGGACTACGCCCCACTACCCAGCCTTTGGCTTCGTAGAAATCAAAAAATGCCTCCGCGTCGATATTTTTACCTGCCTCTAGGCAATACGCCTTGCTCTGCTCGATCGTAGGTTTTTGAAATTTAGGAGAACGAGGCGCTTCGTTCCGTTCGTGTGCAGCGCTTGCGCTAACACATAAGGCTTGTAATTCATAAGGCTTGTAATTTTCTTGGCTTGTATTATTCATTCGCGCGCGACCTATATATGCGTCGGAGGGATTTTTTACGTCCGCAACGGAATTTTTTCCGTTCGCGTCTTTGTTTTTTCCATCGGCGGCTTTATTTTCGTCGTTTGCGCTCTGAAATTCGGCAATCCTTTCAAAAACTATGACGCGAATTTTTCTGTTTATGATAGCCGCGCCGAATTTTTCCTCCTCGGTTTCTATGTAGCCGTATTTTTTGAGCTTGGTTATGCCCGCGGAAATCGTATCTTTTGACTTGTTAAGCTTTTCGGCGAGGTATTGATTGCTCGCGTAACAATATCCCTCTTTCGCGGATAGAGACGTAATGAGGAGCAATAGCCTCAGCTCGTTTTGGATCCGCTCGTCAAAAAGCCATTGATTGAAGCAGATAGCATATCCGCCGCTTAAATTTTCGCTCATATCCTCCCTCCTTTGAAGTATTCGACTATTTCGTCTGCAAGGGCTACCTGCCCCTTGCCAGTGATTTTGGTGGTGAATTTTTGATGCGTGCCCGTTGAGCCCGCGAATGTCTGCGTCGTGACCTCGAAATAGCCTCTG